CATCAGCATAGCGTGTAAACCTTATCCCTCTCTTTTCACTTAAACCAATAAGACGTTTATCTAAAGACAATGATAGTAAATTTGACAATGCTGGCGAACAAACACCACCTTGTGGTAACTTATCATTCAATGTACATATATCTGTTAAAATCATTGCTGCGAATTCACAATATCCAATACTAATAAAAAAATAGTATACTTTAATAGCTTTTATATTATCAAAAAAATCTTTTAAATCGATAGACAACATGTACAATGTATCTGAATGAAAAGTTGCATTTTGCTTATATCCAAAATTCTTTCCTACTCTAAATGCCATAGCACTCTTTGAGGGTATAATTTTCTCTATAATTCTTTTCAATATCCACCGTTGTACTATTTTTAATGTATATGATGGCATTGATAAACATCTATTCGTACCATTTTTTTTAGGAATAATTTTATGAGTGTAATATTTTTCTGTATTTTGCGATAGACAATACAACAACCTAGAACTCACACCTATCAAAATAGATAATTCTTTTATATTTTTAAATTCAGGTAATTTTAACGACTTTATTAATAAATTATTAACTTTCATAAAGAAAAACCACTCCTTTTACCGAAATTACATTTCGCTATTGATTAGTTGATGATGCCACTTGAATGTGGCATTAGCGACTAAGCAATAGGGAATAATATCAAGCATAAAAACCTAAGAAGACGAAACATCTTCCAAAGCATATTGTCATAACAATATGCAAGACTAAAAGGAGTGGTTAATTATTTAATTGTTTATTTAGTATAGCACACCTTATTTTATCATGCAATCGAGTACGATCAAATGCCCAAGAAGAATTAATTGACATACATATTTCCTTATATCCCTTATCTGACAAAAAAAATGTTTCATCGTTTTTCTCTAAACTAAATTCCATTATAACTGTTCCCATTTTCAAAATATATTTTATAGTAGCATTAAATAATTCATTATAATTGAGCGGTAATTCATTTTTTAATTTCAGATAATTTTTTAAAGTGCGATATAAATCTTTTCTATCAATAATTTGATAAAAATATATCACTAATGGGATAAAACCAATATATGTGCGTAAAAGATCAAATTTTGTACTCTGATTACTACGTTCTCGTCGAAAAAATTTAAACCTTTTCGTCAATTTTTCTCCCAATTCATTAGTATCACTTGACCTAAAAGTAACAACATTATCTTTATTCTTATTTTTTAACTGTTGTACCGGCCCCATCATAACAAAACTTTTTTGTCGGGCATATTTTTTATTAATAGCAACAACCATTTTCGGTTTAAGATCATCATTTTGTGTAAATGCACCTAATTCAACTGCCGAACCAATACTTTCACATATAACACATATAACATCTGAATTTTCAGCTAATAAAGTTTCATATTCTAATAAATCAGATTTTTTATTACGATTTAACATTTCTATAAATAAATCTTCTGGATAAAGAACTTGAAATTGTTTTTTTTCTAAATAAGCTCTAATTATATCTCTTATATTATCACTAGCTGCTCCACCACATAAAAATACATAGCATGCTTTATTAGCTGTTGTAGCAAAAATATCCTTATATATTAAATTATATATATCTATATTATTCAATAAATCACACCCTTTATTTTTATAATATATCACACTTCAAACTCTGCTTCACTAGTTTTATTTTAAATTTTCACTAAAATTAAAAAGAGAGGTTACTTATGTCTAAGAAAAAACAAGCCAATGGCAATGGGTCTATTTATTTTGACAAAATCCGCCAACGCTATTGGGCTGGCATCGTTACTCCTGAAGGAAAACGAGTTGGCAAACGCTTTAAGACAATGTCTGAGGCTATTGCCTGGAAAAATGAACAGCTTACCGAAATAAATCAAGGTGAGTTTGTCGAACCGTCAAGCGTGACCGTTGGAGAATGGTCACTAGAATGGCTTATGACCTACAAAAAAGATTCATTAAAGCAACGCACCTATGAAAGATATTTAAGTCTTTTAAAACATCTGCAAGAAATATCTGGGTATAAATTGCAAGACCTGCAGCCGGTACATGTGCAAAAGCTGTATAAAAACCTTCCTACGTTATCTGCCTGCACAATAAACAAAGTGCATAAGGTTTTAAAAGCTATGATGACCAAAGCTTATGATCTAGGCATGATAAAAAAGAATATCATGACGATGGTCTCACCACCGCGCTTTGAGAAAAAGGAAATTGAGATATTTACTCCTGCTGAAATTGAACGTATTTTAACAACTTGTCTTCATACCAAAAAGTTAGAACGCTACTATCCAACTATTTTGCTAACAGCAACCACCGGCATCCGCATTGGTGAAGCACTCGGCTTACGCTGGTGTGATATCAACTTTACTGCTAATGAAATATTCATTAAACATTCATTGCAAGAATCGCTTGAACTTGGTGCTTATCTAGAAACGCCAAAAACAAAAGCCGGCGTTCGAAAAATAAAATTAACCGATGATGTCATATCCGTTCTAAAGCATTTAAAACTATCTGCTCCGGCATTAGATATTAAGCAAGAGCAGTTTGTTCTTACTACCCGTAATAATACGCCTGTTAAGCCAAATAATTTTACTAGGGCTTGGCGATATCTTTTAAAACTAGCTAATGTTCCTTATCGCAACTTCCACGTTTTGCGTCACACTCACGCTACTGAATTACTTGCTGCAGGTATTCCAATCGTATAAGTAAGCCGTCGGCTTGGTCATAGTAAAATAACGCATACCTTAGAACTATATGGACACGCTATTCCAAATTATGAAAATGAAATTGCTGCGAAGGTGAAAAATTTATATATTATCCCTAAATAATAAAACAGCACATTAAAATAAAATGTGCTGTAAAATCAATTATTGTATTTTATGAAAAGGAGCATTTTCATTGAAACTTGATGGCCGATAATAGCCTTGTGGCAATACCGGTTCACCATACTGTGTCACTACAACTCGAAGTACTGGACAAAACAAATCAGAAGGCTGTTTAACATTAGCTTCTATCTTTTCGCGTATTCTCAGCATCCCTCCAGCAGCTTTGATTCGACAATTACGTGCTGCTCCACCAGTAACCCTTTTGCCATTTTGAGCATAAAAAGGACTACACCAATTATCATTTGGTACTGCATTAAAACTGTTCATAAAAAACACTCCTTCCATAAATAAAAAAATGGTTGCAACCAAGTTGCAACCATTTACACGTTTCCTGCGTTGCAACCAACGCCGAAAGTATTGATTTTATTGGTGCGCCAAGCAGGAGTCGAACCTGCGACACACGGCTTAGAAGCACCGCCGTCCGGCGGCTTTGAAGTCTTGTCATATAAGGGGTTATAGCCGTTTTCGCTCTGGTGCAGACCGTTACCCTTTGTCTTGATTTGTAAGGGTTTGCGAAGTATTATTTTTTCTATCTGCACCAGAAGTGCACCAGTCTGCACCAAAAAAAATTTACTTAGGGATTACATACAATTGCTGAACAAAGTCAGCAATTTTTTTGTCTGATCCGGGAATTGCATGTCCATACAGCTCATAGGTATGGCTCACTCGTGAATGTCCCAATCTCTTAGCCGTATCGACAAGAGGATTACCGGACGCTAGTAATTCAGTGGCATGCGTGTGCCGCAGAACGTGAAAGTTACGATATTGAACATTTGCAAATGTCAAAAGTTTTTTCCACATACGCTCGAAGTTATTTGGTGCAATCGGATTATCCGTTGTTGTTCTAAAACATAATGTTTCTTGATTAATATCCATATTAATAGTATGCTTTTTTAATTCCTGTAGTTCTCGCACAACATCATTAGTCAAAAAGATTTTCCGCACACCAGCTTTTGTCTTTGGAGATTCGAGAAGAAAACCAGCCGTCAAAGAATTTTGCAATGATTTACGCACAAACACCTGACTACTATTAAATAATACATCACACCAGCGCAGTCCTAAAACCTCACCTAACCGCATACCTGTAGTAGCAGCTAACAATATCATCGGATAATACCGCTGGTATTTTTTTGTTTCATGGGCAGTTTTTAAGATTAATGCGATTTCATCACGATTAAATATCTCAATCTCTTTTTTCTCAAACTTGGGCGGAACTACCTGTCCCATAATGTTTTTACGTGTCATTTCTAGTTCAAAAGCTTTATTCATAGCATCTTTTAAAAGCTTATGGACCTTATTAATAGTTGATGCAGATAACCCCGGCATATTTTTATATAGTTCCTGAACATCTGCTGGATGTAAGTCCTGTAACTTAACACCTGCCAGTGGTGTTAAATGTTTGGCCAAAGAAATATAGCGCTCATAAGTGCGTTGTTTAATGCTATCTTTCTTATAAGTATCCAACCATTTTACAATCCAATCACCTAAACAAATCTTATTAGGTTCTATAAAGCTATTACGGCTAATATCTGCTAATTGCTCATTTTTCCATTCGACCGCATCAGCCTGGACTTTAAATCTTTTAGAAATACGCTTGCCAGCTGGTGTAACGACGAACGCACGGTAACTTTTATTAACTTTATCATAAACGATAGAGCCATTACCTTTTTGCTGCATAAAAAAACAACCTCCTTTAATTGTAATGAAGGCTGATTGCTGATATAATTTATTCAGGATTATAGCAATCAGTAAAGCCCGATATTAGCAGTATCGGCAAAGCCTCGGTGTTAGCAGCACCGGGGCTTTTTTATTTTAATTAAGAAACAGCATCCCAGAAGTCCAGTTCATTTATTATTAATATATGGCTACCTTCCTGGCGAAGTTTAATTGCTTTTTCAACCTTACGACCATAGCAGGCAAAAGCCCAACATGGATTTCCATCATTACCTACGATAAGATAATTTGTTTTTTCAATTACCCTGTCGTTAAAATCGCCACCATTGGTTGTAATTACATTAGCAATATCTTTTCGTGTACCATGAGTTGATTTACCTGTAAAAGAAAATAATGAATTTTGTATATTAATCACCGGATCGACAGCACAAATCCCCTGCTTTGTCATAATTGATTTTATATTAGCTATTTCATCTTCTGACATCTTTAAGTCAATGTTTGCAAATTGTCCAAAATATACCTTCAGGAAATCTTCTTCTTCCTTCGACACTACATTATCTTCTAAAACACCTAAAATAAGCGCGGAAATTTCATCATAAGGATATGAACCTTGTAGATGCTCATTTGCATATAACCATTGTTGGAGATTTTCTAATTCTAATTTAGTTATTCTCCCATCTGCCAGGATACCATGCAACATGCCATGAAGTACCTGCATGTCTGATGTAATAACATTATAAAAGTCACTGCTTTCTTTAAGATTTTGACATACCCATAAAAGATCTTCCTTGTCATCATCACTTATTTTCTTATATTCGCAAATTCCTTTTACTATAGGTAGCAGTTCACATAAAGGAGGAACCTTCATATAATCGAAATATTGGTCAACCCAATTTTTAAGTTCACTTACTTCTAAATCAGAAATTTCATCATCAATAGAAATCCCCTTCAAAAAACCTTCTAACGTATGTACAGCCTTATCAATATTTTGTCGTGTACAAAACTTTTGAAAACTGCCATTATCAAAAGCATTCATCGACTGCTTGGTACTTCTGTTCATTACATATCACTCCTTGTATTTGCTCTGTAGTAATTACCTACAATATTATAATTCCAAAGAGTGCTTTTTATTCCTTCTTGACAAGAAGATACTTTATATGCATTAGCAAGAATATGTATTAATTATAATCCTCTGTAATATATCAGATTTTTATACATCTTGTTCTTTTTTCTTCGATATTTCGTCAGACTTACGGCCCCTCTTTTCGGCAACTAATTCCAGATGATAATTACGTAATTCTTCATCTATTTCTTCGTCACCGGTTTCGATTGTTTTTCCTTCTAAATTGTAAGCCTGTAAATTATATTCATAATTTAATAAATTATCTACAGTCTTTTTACCGCGTTCATCAAGGGCGCGGTATTTTTTTATATGTTTTTGTTCTTGGACGGTAAATTCACTTGAATCCGATAAATTACGATAGGCTTTTTCTAATAATTCAGTAGCATTGATTTCATAAATAGAACAAAGTTTTATGAAAGTTTCAATATCTGGTTCAGAACGACCTTTTTCCCAATTACTAATAGTATTACCTTTTAATCCAAGCTTCAGTGCAACGTCATTCTGTTTTAAGCCCTTTGCTTGACGTGCATTTTTTAATAAAGATAAAAGAACATCATTCATATAGTAACCTCCTTCAGTTATTATAATATCTTTAAATTTCGATTTTGTAAAGAAAAATATCAAGAAACGTGATACAAGTTATTGACATCACAAGAATATTGATATATTATAATATTAAATTCAAGAAAATTGATATTGAGGAGTGATTATATGATTAAATATCATCTAATAAAGAATTTGATAACAGAAAAAGGCTATCGACAAAAATTTGTAGCCAAAAAAATTGGGTTAACAGAATCAGCATTTAGTGCCATTCTTTCTGGTAAAAGAAAATGTGGACTTGAAGCATATGCACGATTATGTATGTTTTTAGAAGTACCATTTGACTACTTTGTTGTCCTAGATGATTCAAATAAAGAACCAGCAGCCTAATAACTTCTATAAGAAGGGCGGTAATAACTATTAGCAAAAAAATACCGCCTGAGAAATACTCGGGCGGAGATAAAAAAAGATAATCCCAATTCCAATTGAGATTATCTAAGATGCAATTACAAATTGAAGAAGGTGAATAAATGAAAGCTATATCAATAACTAAATACGCGAAAATACGTGGCTTTCCTGCCCGTGAATTAACAAGGCTATGCAAAGAAGGCATTATTCCTTATATGCCTTTAGGCTCAAAGAAAAATCCGCGTTATCTTGTTAATCCTGAAATGGCTGACCCTGCACTGGATAAATATTTATGGGGCGGAAATAAGCCTGACGATAATCAGCAAAAAGCTGTAGATAATAATACCGATAATGAAGAAAAACATTTACCTAGCGTAAAAGACATCGGCTATCTAAATGCCTTAAATGCTCTTACTAAGAAAAAGTCTAAAAACAACGACCAATCCGCTTAATAATACAACGAATATTCAATCTATTTAATACAAGAAAGGAAATTAAAATAAAAAAATATGAAAGGCTGCCAGACAATATTTATTGTGCTATCTGCAATAAAAGATATTGGACAGGAGTGCTTTGCCGGAAAGAAGGTGGATTTGTTTGTGAAAAGCACTGCTTTGAATGTGAATACTTCATAAGAACGTTTGCCCGATGCACGTTTTTAGCCAAACAAAGAGAAAAACAATTATCAATTAATAAACTTACACCAGCACAAAAAGCCAAAGCAGAATTAATAAAACGCTGGGAAGGACGGAACTGAAAATGTTTAACGTCGGTGATAGATTTATTAGTCAATCTATTAAAAACACTTTTACTGTCTTATCAGTTAATGACACATCAATAGCATTATTAGATAAAAACCGTAATGAAATAACTCATGTTTCATTCGCGCTGATGAACTGTTTGTTAAAGTTAGGCGGTTTAAAAATGAAGGAAGTGAGTAAATATGGACTATACAGTTAAAGATATTCCTAAGCAGTATAAAGAATTAAGACTGCTGCTAAAAGATAAACACATTTTAGCCGTCATTGAAAAAGGAACATATTACATTACAGTAATTACCGCCGAAGATGATTTTACTATCGTTTATCAGGACTTTACAGGAGTTGGGGCAGGTGTACAACGCATTATACTCGACACCGCAGACATTAACGCAATAAAAAAGGCCGCTGAGTAAAATCAGCGGCACTGTCATATAAGAAGTCATATCCCTAAATATGACCAATTCCATTATAAACTTTTTGAAGTTTAATAACAATAGGCACATGCAAATAAAGGCTTAAAAATCAAGGGGTAACGCCCCTTTTATGACTTGATAAAGGTATTATCTTTACAGTCATACAAACCAAGATTTATAAACCAATAAAAATACTAATAATTAAAATGGTGCAATATGTCATATAAGAATAAAGAAGTAATAATAAAAAATAAAGATATCATCGAAGTAACAAAATCAAGAAGGCTTCCGGTAAAGAACAGGCAGCGTGCCCCTAAGACAGAAACCACTACAAGGTCACAAGAAGAAATTAATAATAAAAATGCAGTAGATTCACTAAGGCTGCTAATATTAGAAAACTTTAACATTGGGGACTGGTTCTTTACCCTGTCATACAGCCATGAACCAAGCCCCAAAGAGGCTAAGCGCTTACTAGGCAACTTTAGACAGCGCCTTATCCGTCACTGCAAATCAATAAATGCAGTAGTAAAGTACATTTTTGTTACAGAGTGCACCCCAAAGATACACAGGATGCATCATCATGCGATGATAAAAATTGAAGGGGCAAAGCTAGACTGGCAGCTAATAAAAGAGCTCTGGACACATGGATTTGTTAAGCCACGGCCATACGCAGGCGAACCCGAAGATGCCGAAAGAGTAGCTAACTACATGGTAAAAAAGAATGTTAATGCTTTCTTCACGCAACCACAGATATTTAAAAAACGCTGGTGGGCAAGCACTAACCTTAAAAAGCCACCAGTCACACAAAGCATTGTGCATCGTAAGAAGTGGCTGCAAGAACCACGAGTACCAAAAGGCTATTATTTAGACAAAAACTCATTAACCAATAGCATAAATAATTTTGGCACTGGCTTAGAATACGAATACCAATTTTACAGACTAATACGTATAAAAAATAATACAAATAACATGCAGCATAAAAACAATAAGCTGATTAAAAAGAAAAATCACTTTACAGCTAACCCAGACGGATAAATAAATACCAATCATCCGCTGACGTACTGAAAAATATCTACTTACCACATATTTACTAACCAAACAGCCTTACACAAAAAAGAAAAAATGAGAAAAGGAGTCTAACAAATGAAAATCATCTGTATCACAAACTTTAAAGGCGGAAGTGGGAAAACTACTACAGCCTATAACCTTGGCTTTGAACTTAGCGCCCAACACAATAAAAACACATTGCTTATTGATAATGACCCACAGGCAAACCTAACCCGCTATTTTAAAAGCATCTATGGCGGCTGGGAAAAAGGAACAGATTGGATTAAACAGCCGGAAATAAATACATCGACAACCTTTGCCTACATTCCAGCTGATCCAGAAATGCTTTCCATCGACGTAAATCAAAACAAAGCCATGGAATACGTATCCGGCATATACCAAAAGAAACGTGATTACATCATATTTGACACCACACCTGATATTGGCAGCTCCTTTGCATCAGCCAGCTTCTTTGTCGCCAGCGATATATTAATTCCTGTAGAACCTGACCAATTTAATCTTGATGGACTAAGAGAAACCATAAAACAAGCCCGTGAAATGGAATCAGCTGTAGGTGAAAAGAAAAATATTTGGGTATTAATAACAAAAGTTAATAGCCGCTACAAAATGGATAAAGATATTATAGCCAAAATCCGCAAAAATGCTATTAGCGAAGGCTATATATGCTTTGATAGCATTATTCACACCAGTGTAAAAGTAAAGGAAGCAAATGCAATGGGAATGAGCGTAATGACCTATGCGAAAAAGTGCCGGGCAGCTATTGATTATAAAGAATTTGTAAAAGAATTTGTATCCAAGTTGGATACAAAAACGATTCAGGAATAAAAGGAGGATTAAATAATGAGCTATGTATTACGGATAAATCACAAAAGCTATCACACAGGAATAGCACTGCTGCCAAAAACGACAAATATTATTAATGCCAAACAATATCATAGCCGCAAGCAGGCTTTTGATGATGCTGTTTATTTAACGCTCAATCATAAAGGCATTGCTCATGTTGAAGTTGTTAACCTTACCAAGCAACTGCAGCATGCAGGAAAAGAGGTCGTGTGATGGGCTGGAATATAAAAAATATGCTTAAACAATCGGACAATCCACAGCTGGAAATTACAAATATATCAATCCATGATATCATCCCACACGAAAACAACTTCTATGCCGTAAAAGACACTGCTAACATCAAAAAACAAAATGAACAGCTTATTGCATCAATAGAATTATTCGGACTTATGACACCAATTCTCGTAAGAAAAGAAAATGAAAAATACAAAATAATATCCGGCCATCGCCGCTGGTACTGCTGCAAAACCATTTACGATGAAGGTAATAACAATCTTTCCGTACTGCCATGCATTATAGACGATGGCAAGGGCGGAACTACAGCCGAAGAAATGAAACTGATACTTGCCAACAGTACCACACGAAGAAAAACGGACTACGAATTAACCGAAGAAATAAGCCGTTTAAAAAAAGCAATTATCGAATATAAAGAATCCGGCCATAAATTACCTTGTCGTGTACAAGACATCATTGCTGAAACAACTGGATTATCTAAAAGCACTGTTGGCAGACATGAAAGCATTGACAAAAACCTTATTGATGATGCTAAAAAAGGCTATAAACAAGGCGATATATCAATGTCTACTGCTGCTGAAATGGCAACCATGTCTGTTGATGAACAAAAAGCTGTATATGATGAAACAAACGGAAAGCCAAAGCTTAATGATGTTAAGCAAAAAGCCAAGGAATCTAAAGACATACCACAGCCAAGCCTTGCAGAATTAGAACAGCAAGGACAAGAAACAATGTTTGATGAACATGCTCCTACTACACCTGCACCAATAAGAACATTTAATACAGAATTTGATGTTTATACTGCAGCCGGATCTAAAAAAGACAATGTATCCTTTGGCATAAATCGCAACGAAAACAATCAATTATATTCTTATATAACCATATATGGTAAGCATTATACCGTTGATTTAAATATGATATGCAATCATGTCAAGGAGTGTATAAAATCAGGCGCAAAATTATAACTAACATTTGAAATGGAGTTGTTTATATGCGAGGACGGACATGGATAAAAGAAGACACTGAATATTTGCTTGAAAAATGGGGAATAATATCTATTAAAGGATTATCTCAAAAATTAAATCGAACAGAAACAGCTGTAATAGAAAAGGCCTATCGTTTAGGACTATCTGATTATAAAACATCTGGGGAATATATTACGCTAAATCAAATAATGCTGGCTCTATTTGGACACCAAACATCAAGCTATATAATCACCTCATGGGTATCTAGAAGAAAAATGCCGGTTAAATATATTGAGGTACGCGAACAAAAAGTTAAAGCAATTAAAATTGATGATTTCTGGAAATGGGCGGAAAAAAATAAAACATTCATTGAATGGGATAAAACAGAAAAAAATTGTCTTGGCAAAGAACCTGAATGGGTAAATGAACAAAGAAAGCTTAAAAGTCTTGCGAGAAGTACACACATAAAAAGGCGCGGTGTGCCATGGACTAAAACAGAAGATAGTCGATTAAAATATTTACTTACAAAAAATTTCAACTGTAAGAAAATTGCCAAAGAATTACAAAGAACCGAATCTGCTGTAATACGGCGTATTAGTACATTAAAACTTATTATGCGCCCAGTACGAGTACCGGCTCATAATCGGTGGGAACGTATAGAACTGCAAATGGCAAAAGAAATGATTATTGCAGGAATGCCCTATTGCTTAATAGCTGAAAAAGTAAATAAAACAGAAAAAGCCGTTCGAGGTAAAGCCTATTGCCTTTTTGGAACAGAATGCCAAGACAAGATAATTGCTAGAAATATGGAGAGGAAAGAAGCATGATGAGAACAATAGCTGATACCAAACCTACTAGACCACCCAAAAATCCCGGTAGATCTTTTCGAAAAATGGCTACTGCAATAGACAGCCGCGAACTGAAAAAGCAGCTTGCTTGGGAACGGCTGCGGTTAAAAATAAAAAATAATCTTATAGTACCTAACATACAGAAAGAAGGCTACTAAATGAATATTACAGATAAAGAAATCAAACAAGCAATTACCGATATTAAAGTCAGTGGTGATACCAGCTTTACCTTTACCAAAGAAACTATGCTGTGTTTATTATCTGAAATACTTTTCCTACGGCATCCTTTGGACAGCATGATACAGAAGTTTAAGAAATATTACACACGGAGATAACAACTATGCAGAAAATAAGAATAAATTCCATACACAGAATCATGCATAGACTGCAAAGACCTAAGCATATCCGCAAAAGGACACGCATTACTAAAGTGCAAAAAACATTCAAGGATATTTTACTTAAAGCGATAGGTGATAATAAATCATGAAAGATATTAATGCAGTATATAAAGGTAAAGTAAATAATGCCCAGGGGCGGCTATTTGAAATGCGAATCATAGCAGCATGCGACTATTACCGTCAGCATAAGCGGGCAGATATACACAAAACCCCTGAACCATTTCAATGTGTACACAAGACTGGCAGAAAATTTACTGGCGTATTTACAGCTAAAGCACAACCTGATTTCTGCGGGACGCTCATGGGCGGTGCATCCATAGTATTCGAAGCTAAATACACTACAAAGGACCGTATCGAAAAGAATGTCTTATCACAAAAGCAGGTAGAAGTATTAGAATTATCATCAGCCATGAACGCATTTACTTTTGTCTGCTTTGGAATTAAAGATAAATCATTCATGCTGCCATACGAACTATGGCGGGATATGAAAGCAAATTTTAATAAATGTTATTTAACCGTTTCAGATATACAAAAATATAGAGTGTGTGAAGATTTGAACTGCACCTTATTTTTGAATTGGAAAGATGGGGGAGAGCGTGTTTGACTGAAAATGATAGAAAAGAAATAATAAAATTAACGACAGAAAGATTTATTGTATGCCAAAATCAGGCACGAAAAGAAAAGCGAAATCGCTGGCTTCATAATACACGACAATTAATGAAGTACTACAATACACTAAATAACCATCCTAAAAAAGCAATAGCAACACTTGAGGAAGCACTGGCATTTGATGAACTGCACGAAGAAAGCGGTCAAAAAAACATTTGCATAGAAACAATAAAAACAAGTACAGCAAAAACTTTTGTCATGATGCAACATGTAAACTCAATGCTAAGGGTGCTGGAAATTGATTGCAAGAAATCGAATAGAGAACGAAAGTATCGTATATTTAAAAAGCATTTCATAGACAAGAAAACATTTAGAATAATAGCTTTAGAGGAAAATGTGGATGAGCGGACAGCATATCGTGACACTAGTGATATGCTAAAGACGTTGAGCATATTACTGTTCGGCATTGAAGAAATAACAAAGTCTTGAAATGTCAAAAAAATGTCAGTTTACATGTCATATATTTAGTCGTAAAATAGTAATATAGAAAAAATATGAAAAGCAATAAAAAAGATAACGCCATTCTTCGGGATGGCGCTTTTTTGCGTCTGAATTTAGAGGTGTGTAAATGGCACAAGAATATGCAAAGCACTTTTATAAATCAAAAGCGTGGCAAGAATGTAGAGCTGGTTTTGTATTGTCAAAGTTTGGCTTGTGTGAGAAGTGCAAACAACCAGGAAATATAGTGCATCATAAACGGCACATCACACCAGATAACATTAACGACCCAGATGTAACGCTGAGCTGGGATAACCTAATGCTGTTATGTACGGACTGCCATAATGTCATTCATGGACAGTTCAGACCAACACGTGAAGACCTTGAGTTCGATATAAATGGTCAAATTGTGCCGCGCCAACGACGATAATACCCCCCTCAAGAAAAAAGATGGGTGGTTTCAATGCGGACCGGAGAGGATACTTTCAAAAAATACACAAGGCGCGCGCAAGGGGGGTGTGGTATACGGAGAAAAAAATCGTGGAAAAAATAGATGAAAAAGCTAAAGAAGAACTGATAAATAAAGAGCTTAAGAAACTTAAGCGGATATTCACTAAGATAGATACAAAAGTAAAAAAAGCTGTTGAAAACCTTATGTATAATGCAGCGTTTATGTCGGTTACGCTACAACTTTTGCAGGAAAAAATAAATAAAAATGGTACAGTAAGTGAATATAAAAACGGCGAAAATCAATTTGGAACAAAGAAGTCCCCGGAAGTAGAAATTTATAATACAATGATTAAAAATTATTCAGCGGTAATGAAACAATTGACCGATTTACTCCCACGAGATGAGTTACCGCAGGATAAAAAAGAAGACGGCTTTGAAAAATTTGTACATGCACGATGATGAATGATGAATTATATCGAGGAATACAATAATGCAATAAAAACGGGGAAAATAACTGTTTCACAAAAAGTAGAAAAGGTTTATGACCAGCTAGTAAAAGATATGCATGATACGGATTCGGTCTGGGAATATAGTGACCGTCACGCAGACCATGCTATTTTTTTTATACAAAACTATTGTAAACACTCAAAAGGAAAAATGGGCGGCAAGCCGTTTATACTGGAGCTATGGCAATTGGCACTTGTCGCAGCAACATTTGGATTTGTTCATAAGGTAGATGGGATAAGAAGATTTCGCGAAGTAATATTGATTGTTGCCAGAAAGAATGGAAAATCTACATTGGCGGCAGCGGTTGGCTTGTATTTAATGATTGCAGACCAAGAACCGGGAGCAGAAATATATGCTGTAGCAACAAAAAAAGACCAGGCAAAAGTGATTTGGTCAGAAGCTCGACGTATGGTTGCAAAAGCTCCGGTGCTAAAACGGAAAATCCGGTGCGTCGTTTCGGAAATGACCAGCGCATTCAATGACGGCTCATTTAGGCCTCTTGGCAGTGACAGTGACACACAAGATGGTTTAAATGTTCACGGCGCACTGTTAGATGAAATACATGCGTGGAAAGATAAAAACCTTTATGACGTAATTGTGGACGGCAGAAGCGGACGTGAACAACCGTTGACTTTTATAACCAGTACTGCCGGGACCGTGCGCGAATCTGTTTTTGACATAAAGTACGATGAATGTACACGGATATTGAATGGCTATGGGGATACTGTCGGCTATCATGATGATCGTGTATTGCCGGTTATTTACGAATTAGATAAGCGCGAAGAATGGACAGACGAAAAATCGTGGGCGAAAGCTAATCCGGGACTGGGAACAATAAAAAATACTACGGAGCTAAAAAGCAAAGTTTATAAAGCACAGCAGAATCAGTTGCTCGTTAAGAATTTACTGACAAAGGATTTTAATATTCGTGAAACATCAAGCAGTGTATGGATGACGTTTGAACAACTAAACAACGAAGCAACATTCGACATGATGAAATTAAAACCGTCATATGCAATTGCCGGAGCAGATTTATCAGGGTCGGTTGACTTAACGTGTGGCACAGTAATTTTTAAAGTAGCAGGAGATGAAACTGTATATGTACGACAGATGTATTTTTTACCGGAAGATTTGTTGGAAAAACGAGTACGTGAAGATAAAATACCATATGACTTATGGAAAGAAGCTGGATATTTACGAACAACACCGGGAAATAAAGTTGACTATAAATTTTTAACACAGTGGTTTGTAGAACTTCGTGAAGAATATGACTTGTATGTAGTATACGGCGGATACGATGCATGGAGTGCAAAATATTGGGTTGATGAAATGACTGATAACTTTGGAGATATTATGGAACCAGTTTATCAGGGTAAAAAAACTTTGTCCGCACCGATGAAAGCACTGGGGGCGGATTTAGATGCTAATCGAATAAATTATGGCAACAATCCTATATTGAAATGGTGTATGTCAAATGTTGCCGTAGATGTAGATAAAAACGACAATATACAGCCAATAAAAACAGATAACCAGCGTCGTAGAATTGATGGATTTGCTAGCTTGCTGGATGCATATGTTGAGCTGGAACGTCATCGTACAGACTATGAAAATATGATTTAGGGAAGTGAGAAAACTTGTGGCTATGGGAAAAAATAAAGACATTTACAAATAAAAATCCGTCAGTCGTGCGGCTAACAATGGTAAATGAACTTGGGAATGGATTTTATACATGGAATGGGCGACTGTACCAGTCTGATTTAATACGAAGCTGTATAAGACCGTTTTATAAAGCAGTGGGAAAACTACAGGCACAGCAGGTGCGGACAAATACGCACGGGGAGATCAAGATTAACCCCGATGCCTATGTTCGGATTTTACTTGAAGAACCAAACCCGTATATGACCGGGCAACTTTTACAAGAAAAAATGGCAATACAGTTAAAATTGAATAACAATGCTTTTGCCTATATATTGCGGGATGATTTTGGCTTTGCAACAGAGGTATACCCATTATCGTGTGTGGCGGCAGAAGCCAAATACGATGAAAACGGGTACCTGTTTATTTTGTTCACGCTGAAAAATGGAAAGACAATGCAGCTGGCATATAGCGATGTTATCCATTTACGCCAGGATTACAGCGACGATGATGTTTTTGGCGCAAGTAACAGGGAAATGTTTATGCCACTCATGAATATCATTGGCTCGACCGACCGGGGGATTGTGAACGCGATTAAAAACAGCGCGTGCATCCGCTGGCTGTTGAAATACAAAAACGTCATGAAGCCGGAAGATATAAAGAAGAACACGGACGATTTTGTAAAATCATTTTTAAATGTAGATAATAATGAAGGTGCTGGGGCAGCAGCAGTAGACGGCAAAATGGATGCTGAACAGGTGAAGCCACAAGATTATGTACCGAATGCATCGCAAACAGATCGCACTGTACGACGGATATACAGCCTGTTTGGAACAAATGAAAATATTGTGCAGTCAAAATATGATGAAAATGGCTGGAATGCTTATTACGAAAGCGAAATTGAGCCGATAGCAATCCAACTGTCGAATGAATTCAGCAGAAAAGTATTTTCGTCGCGTGAACGTGCCCACGGAAACCGTATTGCCTTTGCAGCTAACAGCTTGCAATATGCCAGCATGTCGACAAAACTACAACTGTCACAAATGGTAGATCGCGGAGCAATGACCCCGAATGAATGGCGTGCCGTTTTAAATATGGGGGTTATTGAGGGCGGTGACAAGGCTATACGGCGTAAAGACACAGGGACAGTAAAGGAGGTGAAAACAAGTGAAGAAAACGCTGAATGAGTTTTTGGCAATGACGGATGTTGACCAGCCGGGAGAAAATCCGAAGCTGTATTTTTACGGGGATATTGTATCTGATTGGTGGGGCGCTTGGCAGGAGGAAGACCAATACCCTACGGCGATATGCAATTTTTTGTCAGCGGCGCAAGGCCGGGATATTGATATTTATATCAATTCGGGCGGCGGGGCTGTATTTGCTGGTATGGCGATTTACAATATGTTGAAACGGTACAGCGGACAAAAAACGGTATATGTCGATGGAGTCGCGGCTTCCATCGCATCAATTATAGCATTGGCGGGAGATCGTGTTATTATCCCAGAAAATGCATATTTCATGGTTCATAGACCATGGACGTGCATAGCTGGGAATGCGGAAGAATTGCGAAAGGCAGCGGAGGCATTGGACACACTGGACAGGGGTGCGACCGCTGTTTATCAGGAATTTAGCCAGGTCGATGATGACCAGCTGAAAAACTATATCGCAGCCGAAACGTGGTTTACCGGCAAGGAAGCCGCAGAGATTTTTTCTAAGGTAGAAACCGTGGCGGCAGTGGATGCCGTGGCAAAAGCAGACGAAGAAACACTGAATCGGTTTAGGGCTGTACCGAAGATGCTAAAACGCGAATTTGCTGCTCCGGAAGACGCTTGGATTGAACAAGAAAAAAATATAGAAAAAGAACGCCTGGCATTGCTTGGCATGAAAGGGGAAATAAAACATGAATTATGAACAATACAAAGCAAAAAGAGAATTGTTGCTAAAAGAAGCACAAGACTTTCTTGATACAGGTAAAGTACAAGATGCAAAAATGAAAAGGGAGGAAATTGAACAATTAGACACGGATTTTGAAGCTGCTGCTCGTGAAAATGCAAATTTATCCGCCTTGCAGAAAACTGGAATCGTAAAACAGCCGCAAAATTCTGCACCGGCGGGAGAATTAACACCAGCCGGTGAAACAGAAGAAAAACCAGCTGAACCAAATACATCACAATCAAAATTATATCGTGCAGCATTTGCAAAAATAATGATGAAACAGGGGCTGTCACAAGATGAAAAAACATGTTTTAACGCCGTAAATAATGATTTTAAAATGAAAACGCAGACTGCTGAGGAACATGGTGTACTTATTCCAAATACGATGCGCGAACAAATTTGGATGAAGGTAGCAGAAAGTCATCCTATACTACAGGATGTATTAAAAACGTTTGTGCCGGGGGCGCTTACCATACCACAAGATACTGATATCATGAAAGATGGTGAATGGACAGACGAAGCAACAGCTGCTACTGGCGATGATGTGAGCTTTGCTGAATTGAAATTAACTGGTTGCGAATTGGTGAAAGCTGTAACAGTAAGTTGGAAAATGAGGAAAATGAGTATTGATGCATTTATGACATACATTACAACAAAAATTGCGGAAAAAATGGGAAATGCTTTGGCAAAAGCAATTCTTACAGGTAAAGGGAAACCGGGTGAAACCGATACGTTTAAAGCACAGCCAATGGGAATTATTACAGCCCTAACAGCTGAAAAGGATACTCCGCAAGTAATTACCTATGATACCGGGAAATTGGACTACAAAACAATTACGAGTGCACGCGCATTAATTACGAGTGCATATTCTAGTGGTTGCGCAATTTATGCCAAAAGTACTGATGTGTGGAATGTTTTGGCGAATATTGTCGATGGCATTAAACGCCCAATCTTTGTTCCTGACCCGACCGGGCAATGTGTGGGGAGACTGTTTGGTATTCCAGTTAAAGAAGAGGACGGATTACCGGAGGGCGCTTTTTTAATGGGGAATGTAGCTGCGGGGTATACAATGAATGTCAATGAAGATATGACGATGTATAAAGAAGAGCACATTATGGCTAGAACAGCGGATTATATGGGATATTCTATTATTGATGGTGGGGTATTGACAACAAAAGCTTTTGCTGTGATTCAGCTGATCACGACAGCACCGACAACTGGCGCTTAAACAGCGTTCCCAATTTGTATATAAAGGGGGCGGATGAGGATGACACTAGATGACGTTAAACTATATATGCGTGTAGATGACGACACAGACGACCCGCTAATAACATCGATGATTACCGCCGCACAACAATATATTGAACGAAAAAGCGGTAAGAAATACAATCCAGAGGATGAACTTTGGAATTTATGTATCAAACAATTGGTTATCCATTGGTATGAAAATCGTGAAGTACAGGCAACAAGTACACGAAACAATCTTGTAACGATTAATCATACTGTCGATAGTATAATTTCTCATATTACATTGTGTGGTGATTATGAATGAATGCAGGAACACTTGATAAAAGAATAACCTTTTATGGTAAACAAGAAGTAAAAGGGCGAATGGGAATTCAGCAAAAATCAGCAGCAATAAAAACTGTTTGGGCAAGAATAGAACCGGCACGAGGGCGGGAATATTATGAGGCACAGAAGGTAAATACTGAAACAACTCATAAAATTACTACGCGGTATATAAAGGACATCACGCAGGATATGACAATTCATTTTAAGGAGCGTATTTTTAAAATAAATTCTATCATAAACCCATATATGAAAGGGGAAAAGATAGAATTTATGTGTACAGAGGATAAAAAACCTTATGAGTGATTACAATGAAAAGGGAATAAAAGAACTGCAAAGGACACTTCAACAAATGGCTGATGTTTTCTCATTTGAAACAGAAACAGCATTAGAAAAAACAGGGCGGAAATATAAAAAAGCTGTAATTGAAAAAACACCAAAGGGCAGTGAAGCAAGCAAAGCAAGAGAAAAGCTAAAAAACGGAAAGACACTAAACAAGAAACAGCGTGCGATACTTCGACGAGTGTCAAACCATGCACTTGATAAGTCGTACAAAACGGAAATTGTAGGATATGGTGCGGATAAACAAATGAACTTTTGGAGTGAAGCACCGCATTTTCATTTGATCGAGCGTGGTCATAAAAAAGTAAATAAGAAGCATCAGGTAATTGGTTTTGTGCCAGGATTGCATATGGTAGAAAGAACACATCAGGAATTTGAAGAAATAGTACCTAATGAAGCAGAAAAAATCATCGAAAAGGTGATGAAAAAGCTGTGATAAAACAAGTTGATATAGGTGAAGCAGTTAAAAATATATTAGAGAATAAATTCCCTAAATATAATGTATACGCGGATGAAGTGCAGGAAGGATTTGCCTTACCTGCATTTTTTATTGAATTAATACCAACAACACACAACATGAGCGTAAATTTTAACTCTAATGATTTAACAATAGTTATAACGTATTTGCCAAAAAGCTATACAGCGGAAGACAATGCAAATGTAGCGGATGAAATCAAAGCGGCTTTTGGAATGTTTTTCAAAGTTGGTGTGCGGGCATTAAAGATTGACGACGTTTCTTTTCATAA